CGAAGCCCGCACGACGCGGGCAATCCTGGGAAACAACAAGGGGCTGTATCATCACGGCGATATCAAGATCCCTGCTATCGGAAACCATGCCAGGTACAAGCTCGCATTGACCGGAACGCCGCTACTGAACCGACCGAGTGAAGCGTTTACCTTGCTGCGCTACTTTGATCACGAGTCGATCGACTTCATTGGATGGGAGCAATTCAAGGAACGCTACAACCGCCAGGCGGACATGAAGACCATATCAGGCAAACGTTTCAAGCTGGAGAATACTTCTCTCGAAACCGAACTCCAAAATCGTATGCGGGTTCACGTCATGGCGAGACATGAGAAGAAAGACGTGTTTACCCAGATGAAGCCGCCACGGTTTAGCATTGTGCGGGTCGAAGAAAACCGATCTGTACGTGCTGCGCTTGACGTAGAAGGATTGCTTAATCTCGATATTGAGGAAATCCAGACCACGAAAGATTTTGAAATTTTAGGACACATTGCCGAAGCGCGCCGATTAATGGGCGAAGCAATGGCGCCGCAAGTTATCGAGTACGCAAGTGATTTCCTGGAAGGTTCAGACGAGAAGCTGGTTATTTTTGGCTGGCACATCAATGTGCTGGACCTTCTTGAAGAAGGTTTGCAAAAATTCGGTGTCGCTCGTGTTGACGGAAAGAAATCTGCTATCGCTAAACAGAACGCAGTTGACAATTTTGTTCAGCAAAGCGATACTAGGGTGTTTCTTGGGAATATCTTGTCCGCAGGAGTAGGTTTGGACGGTTTGCAAAAAGTCTGTTCGCGTTGCTTTATTGCAGAGCCGGATTGGGTTCCGGCAAATAATGAACAGGCTGTTTCGCGTCTTGATCGGTTCGGACAGGAAAATCTGGTGAACGCGGAAATCTTCGTGGCGCCAGGGTCAATCTCCGAGAAAATATTGGTGAAGGCGCTGGAGAAACTGAACGTCATTCACAGAGTTTTGGATCAGAAAGGAAATTAAAATGCAATTTGGATATCCCACGCAGTTCACCGTGATGGTAACGAGTACCGAAGAAATGGCGGCAGTCTATGGAGTTCTTGCAAAGACAATGAACCATGATGTTCCTTCACATATGCAAACTGGCGACGGAACAATGTCGGCAACCTTGTCTGAAGCGAAGCCTGCGGTTGCTGAACCGGTAGAGGAAGAACCGGTGGAGGAAGAACTCGAAGTCGAAGAACAGGACACGGAAGTCGATTCCGCAGGCGTCCCATTCGATCCGGAACTACACACAGGCACGAAGAAGAAAGACGGTACCTGGCGGGCGAAGAAGGGCAAGGCTGATGAAGCTGCTGCGGTAGCGGAAGAAGTTGCGGAGGAAGTCGAAACGGAAGAAGAACCTGAAGACGATGAATTCGCGGCGTTCAAGGAAGCCGCTGCGGTAGCGGAAGAAGTTGCGGAGGAAGTCGAAGTTCCTGAACGTACCTGGACGGACGCAGACCTCGGACAGCTTTGCAATGATGCTGCGGTGAAACTCGGCAACCCTGCGCCTGTAAAGGCTTTGATCGCCAAGTATGTACCGGAAGGGGAAGTCCCGCATAGCCGGAATATCCCGAACGATCAGCGCGAGGCTTTTGCACAGGAAGTCGAAGCCGAGGCAGGGATCGAATACGTTGGATAAGGGCAGGGTTTGATGTACCCTCATTGAGTCGCTGGCAGACCGGCAAGAACCCGAAAAGTCTGCCACTTTAGAGGAAAGAGGAAAATGATCGAACTTGAACATTCCCCGCTAGGCGGTTCCGGCGCACATCGCTTTCTTGCATGCGCAGGATCCTTCCTGCTGTACCGCGAGCTTTACGAAGCCGGCGAGTTTGAAGATACCGAATCCGAATACGCCATGCTTGGGACGGCTGCGCACGAGTTGGCTGCGCGGTGCCTTGTCGAAGAGCGCGAGCCTTTCGAATTTATCGGACATGAATTTTCCGGCTTCAAGGTAGGTACGCCGGATGGCATCGACCCGCTTGCAGTGCAGGTCTACGTCAATGAGTGCGAAAGCATCATGCCTCGTGACGGCAAAGGCAAGACCTTGATCGAACAGACGATCAAACTTCCTGAAACTCACCCATATCTAAAAGGGACGGTAGACTTCGCCTACTGGAGTTCGAAACGCGGCTTGTGGCTGCGGGACTACAAGAATGGCGAAGGCGTAGGGGTTTCCGCACGAGACAACCCGCAGTTACTCTATTATGCTTTCCTGCTTGTGCTGGACAACGATTGGCTGCGCGAGAGCGCGCCTGCGGAGTTCCCGATGAACCTGGGGATTGTCCAGCCGAACTTCTACGGCGCGTTCGAAGAACCGGACGTATGGGAGACTACACTAGGTCATGTGTTGCATTGGGGCAGGAACGTACTCCTGCCGCGTATGAACGAACTCGTGGTCACTAAAGACATTTGGGACGACGATTTCGTCACGGGATCACACTGCCAGTTCTGCCCGGTGCTTCTGAAGTGCCCAAAGATGCAGGCTGCTTACCAGACATTTGTGAACGGAGAGGAATTTATCGAAATGCTTACCGACGAAGAACTCGACGCCTTTTACAAGGTACGTGAAGACGCTCGCCGCTTTATGACGGCACTGGATGCAACCGTGAAGGCCAGGTTGATCGGAGGCGGGGAAATCCCTAGCGCCAAGCTGGTCGAAACCCGGACGCAACGAACATGGAAACCCGGCGCTGAAGTCGCACTCAAGACCGCGTTCGGCAAGAGCGCCTACGAGCCTTCGAAACTCAAGTCTCCTGCACAGATCGAGAAACTGTCCAGTCGGGGCAAAGAAATGGCGGTTGAGTGGGGTTTCAAGCCCGATTCACAGAAGTTGAGCCTTGCGCCGATCGACGATCCTCGTCCTGCTGCGAAAGGCTCCGCGAACGAGAAGGTATTCAAGAACTTTGGGCAAAGCCCGGAGGAACTAGGATGGTAGTTGACAATTCCCGTTTTAGGGCGCACTACGCCTACCTCTACGATGCAACCACGATTAACAACGAAGGAACTGAACATGGCTGAAACTTTTCGATATACTCTCACTGAAGAAGCTCGTTTGATTTACTCCTCGATCACCGAGAAGTCCGCTCCGCGAGGAGTGGCAAACGCAACCCCGAAATACTCTGCAACCTTTGGCGTCAGCAAGACTGACTTCGATGCGATCGTCAAACTTGAAGTCGAAGCGATCAAGTCGGAAATGGGCGAGTTCTCCGGCAACCCCGGTGAATACTACCTTGCCTGTACTTCGGGTGAGTCTGCCGCCAAGCGGGCACTCGCCAAGGCTGAACTGGATGCTCGCGGCAAGCCTGCCGACGAAGCCTTCAAGATCAAGGAAAAGGCGGAGAAGCGTGCAGAAACGTACCGGCAGTTCGCAGGTATCCTGACCGCCTCAAGCCAGTTTGATATTGAACTGGCAAAGCTGGAGAACGGCAGGATTGTCGATATTCCTGCTACTGAGGTCGCCAAGGCACAAGCGGGCAAAGACCTGTTCTTTCCTGGTGCATGGGTAGCTCCGGCAGTCGCTTTCAAGGGCTTCCGGCGCAAGCAGATGGACGGGAAGGACGGCGTGACTGCGTACCTCCAGAACGTCCTGTTCGTGCGCAAGGGTGAACGTCTCGGCGGCAACGCTCCAGCCAACTCCGAAGTCTTCGGCGGGTTCAAGGGTTATTCTCCTGAAGATCCGACCGCATTGGCTCCGGGCGGGGGCGATAGCAGCGCCGACGATTTCGGTAGCGACGTAAGCGACTTTTAAGTTCGTCTCACCGACGATACGCCTGGGCGGGGCTGTAATGGTCCCGCCCCTTTTTCGAGAGGGAAGATGAAATACGTAGTCCATGATTTCGAGACTGCCAGCCGGTGCGATCTGCTCAAGAAAGGCGCATGGGTTTATGCGGCAGACTTCAGTACATTCGTAGTCTGCTATGGCTACAAAGTCGTCATTGACGGCAAGCCGCAACCTACCCGTGTCCTGTCCGAGAAAGAATTACAAGGTCCGGACCCGGAACTGCTGGCGCTTGCTTCTGACCCTTCCGTGATCTTCATGGCGCATAACAACGGCTTCGAAGCCGCCATGTGGAAGTATCACATGGAGCCTCTAGGCTATCCTGCACTTCCTCCGGAACGCTGCCACGACACAATGGCGGCTGCGGCCATGAAGGGGCTTCCTCTAGGGCTAGACGCGCTTACAACTG